CGACTGGTTATTACGCCAAATTTACTGTAATGTATATACACAATACAGGTGGCTCTACCAAGCATATAACTGTTCAATGGTTTGACGCAAGTGCTAACAGCACAATAGATATATTAACCTCCTATGACTTTACTTCAAAACAATATTTACAGTTTGATGGTAATGCCTACATTGTCTTGGAAGAAGGAGACAAAATAAAAATTACTACACAATCAGCAAGCAGTTTCAGTTTTATTGCAACCTTTGAACAAATAGGATTAACAAGACAATGACTTATTTAGAACTTGTAAATGATGTCCTCATAAGGTTGCGTGAGACAACAGTAGCTACTGTTACCGAAACATCTTACTCAACACTAATTGGTAAGTTTGTCAATGATGCCAAGCGTCAAATTGAAGATGCTTTTGCTTGGAATGTTCTAGGCACTACTATTACGTTGTCTACTACTTCTGGCACATACTCTTACTCTTTAACTGGGTCTGGTCAGAAGTTCCAAGTTATTGATGTTATCAATGCCACTAGCAATGTTGGTATGAAAAATATTGATTTTGCTTCAATGAATAGAAAGCAGAATTTCTCTACTCCTGTTAGCGGCATTCCATCAGAGTTTGCCTTTGATGGTGTTGATGGTAGCTACAACACTAAGGTAACGCTTTATCCTCGTCCTGATGGCGTGTATAGCATCCCATTTAGCTTAACAGTGCCACAAGCCACTTTGTCTAGTGACTCCACTGTTGTGCTTGTCCCTGACGTTCTGGTGGTTCAGAATGCTTATTCTCGTGCTTTGGTAGAGCGTGGTGAAGATGGTGGTTTGTCATCATCTGAAGCATACCTGTTATATAAATCCATGTTGTCTGATTACATTGCTTTGGAAGGCACTCGCTATCCTGAGAATCAGGAGTTTGTTGCAGTATGACGCAAAATTTGCAGACTTTTAGTGTTCAGGCTCCTGGTTTTTTTGGCTTAAACACTCAAGATTCTCCTCTGACATTAGAGGCGGGATATGCTTCAATTGCCACTAATTGCGTGATTGATCAATATGGACGTATTGGCGCTCGGAAAGGCTACTCAAGAGTTAATTCTTCAAGTGGCAATCTTGGATCAAATGATGTAAAGGTCATCCATGAGCTTGTTCAGCTTGATGGAACATTGACTGTATTGTTTGCTGGCAATAACAAGTTATTTAAACTCAGTTCTACAAATACAGTTACAGAGTTGACCTATGGTGGGGGGGGTACTGCTCCTACTATTACGGCAAGCAATTGGCAATGTGCATCTTTAAATGGAATTACATACTTTTTTCAATCAGGATTTGATCCATTAATTTACGATCCTGCTGTAAGCACCACCACATATCGCAGAGTCTCAGAAAAGACTGGTTACACAGGTACAGTGCCTTTGGCAAACATTGCTATATCTGCCTTTGGTCGTTTATGGGTGGCAGAAACAACCTCAGACAATGTAACAATTACCTTTTCTGACTTGCTTACTGGTCATAATTGGACAGGTGGGACTTCAGGTACTTTGGATGTTTCACGGGTTTGGCCTAATGGTTCGGATCAAATTGTAGGACTTGGCGCACACAACAATTTTTTAATTATCTTTGGTAGTCGCCAGATATTGGTCTATGAAGGGGCAACAACTCCCTCCACAATGTCTTTGTCTGACACAATAGGCAATATTGGTTGTTTAGCAAGAGATACCATAGTTTCAACGGGATCAGACATTGTTTTCTTGTCTAACTCTGGTGTTCGCAGTCTGATGCGTACCATTCAAGAGAAATCAGCACCTTTGCGTGATTTATCTAAAAATGTTCGTAATGACTTGATGGGTTATGTATCTGGTGAAACAAAATCTAACATCAAAGCTGTTTATTCTGAAGTCAATGCGTTTTACCTTTTAACGCTTCCTATTGCAAAACAAGTCTATGTATTTGATACAAAGGCACAGTTGCAAGATGGTTCAGCTAGGGTAACGACTTGGGATAGCATTGAACCAACTGCATTGTTGTCTCGTAGAAATGGTGACTTGTTGATTGGTAAGAATGGGTATATTGGTAAGTATGGAACTTACCTTGACCATGCCTCTACTTATCGCTTTCAGTATTACACCAATTATGCTGATCTTGGCGATCAAAATATCACATCTATATTGAAGAAGATTTCTGTGGTTGTGATTGGTGGAACTAACCAGATAATTACTATTAAATGGTCGTATGATTTTTCTGCACAATATTACGCAACACAAGCAACTATTCCCATATCTACAGTAGCAGAATATGGGATTGCTGAATATGGTGCAAATGGAGTTCCTGTGGCGTACTATTCATCAGGCATCCAGATCGGAACTTTGGTAGGTCAAGCATCAGGATTTGGCAAAGTTGTGCAAACAGCGTATGAAATTGATATAAATGGTTCTGCTGTGAGTATCCAGAAGATTGAGATTCAGGCTAAAAATGGAAAACTTGGTTAAGGAATAAATATGGCTAATTACACGAAAACCACCAACTTTGCATCAAAAGATGCCCTTGCTTCTGGCAATGCTTCAAAGGTTGTCAAGGGAACTGAGATTGACACAGAATTTACAAATATCCAAACAGCTATTGCTTCAAAGGCAGATGGAACATTTACAAACTTCTCTTTTGTTGAAGCATCAAATGTGTTGTATATCTACAATATATCGACACCTGTAGCAAAGATTGATGCCTCTGGTAATTTGACTGTGATTGGTAATGTCATAGCAAATGGAACTGTTTAAAGGAAAAAAAATGCCAAGTCTTTTTAACAATCAATATAACAATCTTGCGTCAAAGGGCAGATATGGCGACACCATGCTCGCCCATATCAACCCTCAAGAAGCGGCATTGTTGAAGTCTATGGGTGGCGCTGGCACTATAAATCCTCAAACTGGTTTGCCTGAGTTTTTTGGTTTAAGTAGTATTAATTGGGACAAATATACCTCACAATTTCCTGATCCAGATGCCCCACCAGTTTTAGCGCAAGTCTTTCAACCTAACGAGGTTAAAGAAGTTGCTGGTCAATTACAAAAAGTTACTGTTCCACAGCAAGGTTTTGGTTTAGGGACTAGATCAGCGTACGAAACAATTGACCCAGAATTAAATAAATATGCAGATAAACAATATGGCGGCATGGGTGTTGTCAATGTTACAGGCTACACAGTACCGACCGATTTAAAATTTCAGGGTAAACCACTTGAAGCAAAGTATGACCCCAAGGGTAACTTTGTTAATATGCAACTTGCTGGTGGCGATGTTTTAATTCCTGACCCAAACCAACCAAACATAGCTGCATCACCAAAATTTAATAAGAGTGGTGGAATTGTTGATTATGGAGTCTTTGATTTAAGTCAGCAGGATAGTGGTGGCTTTGGTGACTTTGTAAGCGGACTTGTTTCTGACTTTGGGCCAATGATTTTGACCGCATTGGGTGCTAATTATTTAGCTGGTAGTGGTCTATTGGGTGCTGGTGCGGCGGCTCCTGCGGCTGGTGGGACATTAGCTGGTATGGGTACTGGTGCGGCGGGTGCGGCGGCTACAGCAGCAGCCACTGGAATCCCATTAGCTGCATTAACTGCTGGTGGAGCAACAGAAGCAGGATTATTGGCTGGTGGTGGTTCATCAGGTGGTTTGGCTGGGTTTGGAACTGGCGCTGCTGGAGTAAATGCAACTGCTGCTGCTACTGGATTAACTCCTGCTGCTTTAGGAGTTACTGGTCTTACAGCGGCAATACCTACTCCTAGTGTGCCTACTCCTCTTACTGGTAGCGGAAGTCCTATGGCTGGTGTACCTACTCCTCCTGTTGTGTCTCCTACTGTTACTCCTGCTGTTATTCCTTCTGCTGTTTCTTCGGCGGCTAGTTCAATTACTCCAAGTATGTTGGATTCCATTGCAAAAGCAACTGGGATTTCAGTAGACACTTTAAAGACTTTTGCTCCATCTGTTATCCAAGGTTTAATAGGTGCTGGTGGCTCTTATTTAACGTCTGAACAAGCAAAGACAGCGGCACAAACACAAGCAGATGCACAGATTCGTGCGGCACAAATTGCTGCTGATGCCGCTAGGTTTAGACCTGTTGGCGTAACTACTCGCTTTGGTACATCCAATTTCACAACTGATGCAGCAGGTAATATTGTTACTGCGGGATATACACCTAGTGCTGAGATCACAGGTTATCAAGATAGATTAAAAACTCTTACTGGTCAGGGACTGACTGATGTAGAGGCCGCTAGAACTGCTTATCAGCCTTTAACGAGTGCGGCACAAAGTCTATTTACTTTGGGTAAAGAATACTTTGCTAAAACACCAGAGCAAGCTGCACAAGACTACATTACTAAGCAACAGGCTTTGCTTGCGCCTAGCCAAGAGAATCAACTTGCGTTGTTGCAGAACAAACTACAGCAACAAGGTCGTGGTGGTTTATCTGTTGCTCAAGGTGGTAATTTGAGGGCTACAACTCCTGAAATGCAAGCCTATTACAACTCTATTGCTCAAAGCAATTTGGCTCTTGCTGCACAAGCAGATCAAGAGGCTAGAAACCGCATAACTTATGGTGCTGGATTATTTGATACAGGTGCTAACTTGCAAGGTAGATATTACACTGGTCAAACAGCGGCTTATTCGCCATTTACAACTGCTATAGATACCTCATCAGGACTTGAGAGATTGGCTCAACAGCCTTTAGATTTAAGCACTGCTATTGGTCAAAAGGTTAGTACAGCCAATGCTAATGTTGGTCAATTAACTGGTCAGGGCATCATCAATGCGGCAGGAACAATGGCTCCAGCAAATGCCTATTCTTTAGGTGGAAATCTTTTGTCTGGTGCGGCAAGTAGTCCTGTTCTTTCTAGTGCAGTGAATAAAGCATTTGGCAATACACAACCAACACAACAGCAATACACATTTAATCCGCAGACGGGTCAATATGTTCCTGTTTCACAATCAGTTTGGATTTAAGGAGAAAAGACAATGGCATCAGACATCTTAGGATTGTTTACCTCTCCTCAACAGTATCAACAAAATCAGTTGGCACAGTTTCAGAATCGTGCTGCTCAAGAAGTACAACTGAACCCATTTCAACAAGCGGCTTTAGGTGCTAGAACTGCTGGTTACCAGTTAGGTCAAGGGGTTGGCGGTGCTTTGGGTGGTCAAGACCCACAGTTGCAGTTGATTTCTCGTAGACAACAGTTGTTAAGCCAGTTAGATCAATCTGATCCTGCGTCTTTTGCACGAGTGGCAAAAATGGCATCTGATGCTGGAGATCAAGAACTTGCATATGGCATTGCTAATGCTGGTCGTCAAGCGGCTATTCAAGTTGCTCAAGCCAATAAAGAACGTCAGTTAGCCGTTCCTGCTGACATTCAAAAAGCACAAATGATTCCTCAGATTCAGGATGCTATTGACCAATATAAAGCATTGCCTGTATCACCTGAAAGAGATAGAGCAATCAAGTTACTTGAAAATCAACTTAGAGTTTTAGGTGGAGATACAGCTACAAAATTGGCAGTTCCAATCCAAGTCGCCAATCGTATTGGTGAAATCAACAAGACACTCAGAACACTAAAACCTGAAGACCCAACTTATCAAGATTTGTTAGACGAAAAAGCACAACTTGAGCGACCTGAAAAACCAGAAAAAGTAGCTGATAAACTTCAAGTTGCTAAACGAGTTCGTGAAATACAAACACAATTAAGTCCTGATTCGGGAGTTGCTTTACCTCCTACAGTTCGTGCTGGCTTAGAGGCAGAACTTGGAAATCTACAAGTAGAACAAAAACCAGATGTACCAAAAATTGGTGTTACAAGAGCAACGGGAGAAGCTGTTTATTACGATAGAAATGAAGATCTTCAATTTGTAAAGAGAAAAGATCCTAAAGACCCAACTAAACAAATTCGTGTTCCATTTGAAGGAAATATTGACCAAACAACTTCTAATATTACTCAAACAGCAGGGTTTAAACAAGCTGTTGGTATAAATCAAAATAAATTAGATTTAGCAAAATCTGTTGAAGAAAGTGCTTTTTCTGCATCTGACAGAATTTCACTTGCTCAAAGTCTTAGAGACCTTTCGCCTAAAGCCTTTACTGGATTTGCGGCAGATGCAAAATTAACCGCATCAAAAGTTGCATCAGCATTTGGAATACCAACTAAGGGTGGTACTGAATCTGAGATTATTGACCAAATTTTAGGTCAAATGACTATTGGTTCGGCAGGACAGCTTAAAGGCGCATTGTCTGATAAAGATGTTTTATTCTTGAAGAAAACTATTGGTACAAGAGGATTGTCTGTTAACACATTGCTATTTGTTGCAGATGAAATTGAACGTTTAGCTGCTCAAGATAGACACTTAAATAAGAAAATAAATCAAATAACTCAAGGTGGTGGAAGTTTAAATGATGTTAATTTTGAAGAAGAAAAAACAAAATCCTCAAGTTTTGTAAAGAAACAAATGTCTGAGTACCGAGATATTTTGAAAAAGGTTGCCAACAACACAGCCACTTTAGAAGAAGCAACAAAAGCAAGACAAATCCGTGATGAATTGGGGTTGTAATAATGAACTTAGATGAATACATCAAAAATCTTGAACTTGCTGGTGGGAAAACAATCAGTCAAGGTGGAGACAGCGCCGCTCAAACTCAGCAAACAAGACGGCAACTTGAACAAGCATTAGTTCCTCAAATTGCTGTAACACCATCTTTCCCAACAAGTGTTCCTGAAGTTGGAGGATTACTTTTGGGTCTTGTTCCTCCCCTTGCACCAGAAACACGATTTGCACAAAGTATGTTAAGGCTTGGAGAAAAAGCACCAGCTTTTGCTAGACCATATGTTCCATCATTAACCGCTTCCACAATAGGAACAACTGCTGGAACAATAGCTGAACAAGCCTTTTTGCAAAACGAAAAGATTTTTTCTACTGAAACAGGAAAAAAGTTATTAGAAAACAATATACAAAATGCAGCATTTGATGTTGGCGGTAATTTAGTGTTTTCTGCTTTTGGCAAAACATTAAAAGTAACAAAAGATGCTTTAGATAAAACTGGAATTACAAAGTCAGCAAGTTTCTTTGCAACACCTGAACAAGAAGCAAGACGTGCGGCACAAGAGTGGTTATCATCAAGAAATGCGACTCTTACAAGAGGCCAACTTACTGGTGATTTTGGTACTCAGACACTTGAAGGAACACTCAAATATTCTCCTGCATCTAATTACTTTGAACAACAACAAAAAGGTGTTCAAGCTGCGCTAAATGCTGGCGCAAACGATGTAAGAACTACACTTGATACATCAGAGGCA